TCAGCGGAATGTCGAATGCAACGCTTGTGAAATTAGCGAGGAAAGCGATGCTTTATGATCGTGGAGAAACGCGCGCCAACGAGGTTAAAGCTAAACCTATGAAATCGCGCACCAAGACATTGAAGTCGGGTTCACGCCAGTCACAGCCTAAACGTGTCTCTTCAGTACAAGAAGCGCAAAACCGCGCACGTAAAACTGGCAGCGTCAACGATGCCGCAGCCGCAATCAAAGCATTAATGCTATAGGAGCATACTACTATGACCATCATTGCCAACACCTTCACGTCTTTCTCAGCCAAGGGCATCAGAGAGTCACTTTCTAACGTAATTTCAAACATAGCACCTGATGAGGTGCCGTTCACTTCTAACGTCGGCGCAGAAAACGTGTCCAACACATTCTTTGAATGGCAGACAGACAGCCTGTCAGACGTAGACGTTACGCCAGTCATCGACGGCGACGACGTTGCCTCGTTTGACGTCACCAACCCCACAGTGCGCATCGGCAACTATACACAAATTCGTCGCCGGACCATGATCATAGCGGACAACCTCGGCTTCCAAGATTTAGCCGGCCGCAACGACGAAGTCGCATACCAATTGGCCAAGCGTGGCCGCGAAGTGCGGCGCGATTTAGAGTCAATATACACCGGCAACACAGCTCGTTCTGGTGGCTCGACATCAGCCGGCCGCGTAACTGCCGGCTTGGGAGCGTGGATCTCAACCAACGTCGACAAGGCTTCTGACGGTACAAACCCCACCGCAGTTGACGGAACAGACGCTCGTAACGACGGCACGGCGCGTATCTTTACGGAGACTATGCTCAAAAACGTGATGCAGAAGGCATACACTGCCGGCGGCAACCCATCAATCCTGATGGTTGGCCCATACAACAAGACAGTCGTATCGACCTTCACTGGCATTGCTGCCCAGCGCTTCCAAGCGCCATCAGATGGCCCCACCACCATCATCGGTGCTGCTGATATTTATATGTCAGATTTTGGTAGCCTGACTGTTGTTCCGAACCGTTTTAGCCGCGAGCGTGACGCATGGTGCCTCGACCCTGAGTACGCATCAGTCGCGACACTGCGACCTATACAGGCCGTGGATCTTGCCAAGACCGGTGACGCCGACAAAAAAATGTTAATCTGCGAGACCGGCGTTAAAATGTCGAATGAGGCGGCTCACGGCTTGATCGCTGACTTGACCATAGCCGCAGCCTAATACGGTGGGGCGGCTTCGGCCGCCCCATTCACCTTTGGAGGGAAAAATGAAGAGACTTTTTAGCCGAGACGAGGCCACCGGGATTACCAAATTTTGGCACGTCATGGGAAACGGCGAGTATGTCGTCGAGACGGTGCAGGACACCACAAAAATCATTGAGGCTAACAAGCGCTCGTTCAACGAAGTGTCGGGGAAATTTGGCGACCACGCGAAGGTGGCCTCCATCCCGCTTTCCGTGTACTATGAGCTGAAGAAGCAAGGCATCGCAGACGATCCGAAAGCCCTCAAGAAGTGGCTGAACCAGTCGGACAATCGAGCGTTTCGCACCCGAGAAGGTACACTTTAATGGCGATTACAACGTATGACGAGCTAAAGGCATCAATTGCCACCTGGCTTAACCGTGACGATCTGACCGCAGTCATCCCTGACTTCATCACGCTGGCCGAGAGCAGCATCAATCGAGACTTGCGACACTACAAGATGGTGCAGCGTTCAGATGCCACACTCGACAGCCGTTACATACAGACGCCGGCGGACTGGCTGGAGACTTTGCGTTTCAGCATTACATCGGGCACCACGTTCCGAATTGAGCCCACGTCAATCGACGACTTGGTGCAGCTGCGCGCCGCCGCAAATAATATAAGCGGTCGCCCGCGCTTCTACGCAAACGCCGGAAACGAGCTCGAGGTATTCCCGACGCCGGACGCCGAATATACAATGCAGCTTATGTATTACGGAAAGACGCCGGAGCTGAGCGGCACAAACACATTTAACTGGCTCCTCCAGGACGCCCCCGACGCCTACCTATACGGCGCGCTGGTTCAGTCCGCCCCGTACCTAAACGATGACAACAGGACATCGGTGTGGGCCTCGCTATACTCAAACGCAATACAATCACTTCAGAGGTCGTCTGACGAGACCCGTTTCGCGCGGTCTGGTCTACGGATGCGCGCCTCTGGCTATTAAAACCACATTGGTGTATGATCGCGCCAGATATATCTAACAGGAGAAATCCATGTCACTGACTAATCCATTCGAGACGCACACGCTCGAATACTTGCTTACGACAACTACTGTGACCCGTCCGACGACTTGGTACATCGGCCTGTTTACATCTGACCCCACCGACACCGGCACCGCCGGCACTGAGGTGTCCGGCTTTGCATACGCCCGCACCGCTGTGACTTTCAGCGTCACTGCCGACGTTGCATCCAACACTGCCGGCGTTGAGTTTCCTGCGGCCTCCGGCGGCAACTGGGGCACGATCGGATGGATCGGCGTCATGGACGCGGCCACTAGCGGCAACATGATTATTCACTCTGCGCTTACGACGGCCAAGGCGATTAACGCCGGCGACGTGTTCCGTATCCCAACGGGCGACCTAGACATCACGGCCAGCTAATGGCTTTACGCTCAACATATGGCTCTGGGGTTTTTACCTCTGGGCTGTACGGAGAGCCGGAGACGACGCAGGGCGCGGCCGCTGCGTCTATCGCCGTTTCCGCTACTGCGGCTGCGGTTACTGTTATTACGGCATCAGCGTCTGCGTCTATCGGAGTTGTGGCAACGCCCCCGACTGCCGTTCGAGTTGCGGATGCGGCGGCAAACATAAGTCTAGGCGGCATCGCGTCGGTATCCTCCATCAAGTATGAAGTGATCCCAGGCTTCCGTCCCGGCTACGGCCTCAACACTTACGGATCGTATCTGTACGGCAAAAATATTAGCATCGAAGAGGGCAGCGCTTCAACTACTATAGCTGTCAGCGCCACCGCGACGGCGCAAGTCACGCGAAATGTTTCGGCGTCTCCCACCATTTCGATCGTGGCGACATCGAACGCGGTCATCGACGTGGTAGGAGCTGCAAGCCCCACCATTTCAATAACCACAGATATAGTGTATAATCGCGTAAGATTGATGGAGGCGTCGGATCAGTTTGGCTTTACAGCGACAGTCGCCGCGCGTTACAAGTGGCTTGAGGCGTCTAGTCCGACGACAAGCTGGACAGAGGCAGATTACTTAGAGAGGGCCGCGTAATGGCTGATGGCACTACACCAAACCAAGGGTTTACCCTACCAGAAGTCGGCGCGAGCGAGGACACCTGGGGCACAAAGATAAACGATAACTGGACCGAGACGGATACGCTCCTTGGGGCTGTAAGCGCCACTGAGATTGCAATCCTAGACGGGGCCACTGTCACCACGGCTGAGTTAAACATCCTAGACGGAGTTACGTCCACAGCGGCAGAATTAAACATTTTAGACGGGGTTACGTCCACCACGGCTGAGTTGAACATCTTAGACGGAGTTACGTCCACAGCGGCAGAGTTGAACGTATTGGACGGCATTCCCGGCACATTGACAGCCACGGAGCTTGGATATGTTGACGGTGTTACATCTGCAATCCAGACGCAGCTTGACGGAAAACTAACCAGCGTTGACCTGTCGTCATACACTGGAGACGTGGACATCACTGGCGAGCTTACCGTTGACAGCTATAACGAGCGGTATGTTGCACTCTCTGGAACCACCCCAGCGGTCAACTGTGAGAGTGGCAACGTGTTCTCTCTAGCTACTAGTGGGGCCACAACCTTTACATTCACCAACCCACCAGCAAGCGGGACGGCCTTTGGCTTTATTCTTCGCCTGACTGCGGGTGGCACACACGCAATAACATATCCGGCTGGCGTTGATTGGGCTGGCGCTACTGCGCCTGATGCACCCGCTTCTGGCGAGACCGATCTGCTTGTCTTCACAACGACAGACGGCGGGACTATTTGGTACGGTGCGCTGGCAATTGATGCGGCGGGGTAACTGGTATGAGTAATATTAGTAAACTTACATTGCTTGCCGCTGCGGGTGCTGGTGGGGATAGTTACTGGATTTCCAGTATAGCCACTAACTCTTTTATGAAAACCCCAAAGGGTGAAGATGTTGCCGTAGACAGTTCTGACAACATTTATGTCGTTGCGGAGACCGTACAAAATGGCGGTGACCCTCAGAAGGGCGCTCTTGTAAAGTATTCAACAGACGGCGAAGTTCTTTGGGCAAGAACATATAACGGCCCTAACACAGACACTAACGCTAGGTTTCACGCAGTACGCGTGGACAGTAACGATGACATAATTTGCTGTGGTCAAGACACGGGGAATTTTGTCGTATGTAAATACGATAGCTCTGGGTCATTAACCTATCAAAAGAAGACACAGGATTATTTCGGAACTCCTGTCGGGATGAGCCTTGACAGTTCTGACAACATTTACTTCACTACTGAAACTTCTTATCTAGTAAAGCTAAACTCTTCTGGGGTCTTTCAGTTCGCTAGGCTTTTAAGCGGATCGTATGTTGGTTACCAAGACATGGCGGTCGCCACATCAGGAAATATTTATGTTTGCGGTCAAACAGACCTTTCTAACAACGGCGCCTTCCTAGCTAAGTATAACTCCTCTGGGACATTGCAGTGGCAACGTAGCTACGGCGGCACAACGGGCAATGAATACGCTTTTGGGATTGCTCTTGATAGCTCTGAAAACATTTACACAACAGGGCGAATGACATCTTTTGGCGCTGGCAGTAATGACGCTTTCATTAATAAGCATAATTCCTCTGGGACATTGCAGTTTACAAGGACATTAGGCGCGGGTGTTACCGAATACGGGTTTGGAATGGCTGTTGACGCAGATGATAATGTCCTATTGTGTGGGATGGGGACTACTGGTGCGCCGGCTTATAATGCTTTCTTGCTTGCACTGTATAATTCCTCTGGGGCATTGCAGTGGCAGAGGGGGCTGGGCACAGGCGACACTATGACAGCTCATAGAGTTGCATTTAATGCAAACGGAGACATTTTAGTCACTGGCAAAGAAGACCTTGCTAGTGGTAACTGGATTACTGCAAAGTTACCCGTAGATGGTTCTCTGACAGGAACGTATGGCCGCTACTACTACATCACTACAACATTCACTGACACCGCGCAGACGATAACCAATGCAACAACGAGTTTGACCTCTTCCTCCCCAACGACAACTACAGGAAATGGCAATAAATCATCGGTAAGTCGAACTGTAGTCGACACACTAACCTCTTTGTAGGAGACCTTAAATGTACGTTAAAATTACAAGCGGAGCCGTAGACACATACCCCTATTCCGTAGGGCAACTACGCCGTGATAATCCCAACACATCATTCCCCAAGCAAATCCCTGATGATATGCTTGCAAGCTATGGCGTCATGCCAGTGACGTTTGCGGATGCGCCAAGCATTGATGAGCGCACTCAAGCTGCGGAGCAAGGTGGTTCGCCCATTTTAACTGATGGCGCGTGGATTGTTGGCTGGACTACATCAAGCAAGACCGCTGAAGAGACACAGGCTTGGGACGATAATCTAGCTGCATCTAATCGCACTAAGCGTAATACATTGCTGGCTGCGACAGATTACTTTGCATTGACTGATGTGACTATGGACGCGCCAATGACAACTTATCGTCAGGCTTTGCGCGATGTCACCAGCCACGCAAACTTTCCAAATCTAGACGATGCCGACTGGCCCACGAAACCCGCTTAAATAGGGAGAAGGCACATGCCGTTAATCCCACTCAACATTCCAGCGGGCCAATACAGAAACGGCACTGAGTACCAATCTCAGGGCCGCTGGCGTGATGGCAACTTAATTCGCTGGCATGAGGGCGCACTGCGCCCCATTGGCGGATGGCGTCAGCGCGGAACCGTTGATCTGAACGGCGTTGCACGTACAATGGTCGCGTGGGAAGACAATTCCAACAACCGCCGCGTGGCATTTGGAACACACAACAAACTTTACGCCATGACCGCTGGCAACACTGTGGCGGACATTACTCCGGCTGGCTTTACCGCTGGCCGCGTGGATGCCACGGCGTTTACTGGCTACAGCGCCAGCACATTCGGCAATGGATTGTACGGCCTGCCCTCAGAGGACACTGGCAGCATTCTGCGAGCTACCACATGGAGCTTAGAGAATTGGGGCGAGTATTTGCTTGGAACCACGGCTGACGATGGCAAGATTTACCAGTGGACACTTAACTCTGCCACGCCCGCCGCCGTTCTGTCTAACGCGCCGACTGGCTGCTCCAGCATGATGGTTACGGAAGAGCGCTTTGTTTTCGCATTTGGCGCCGGCGGCGACCCTCGAAAAGTCGCCTGGTCAGACAGAGAGAATAATAACTTGTGGACGCCGGCGACGACAAACGAGGCCGGCGACATCCAGATCCAGACGAATGGCGTGATCCTCAAGGGCCTGCGCACGCGCGGCCAGTCAATTTTGCTGACAACGCAAGATGCCCACACGGCCACATATTCGGGCCCACCCTACGTTTACGGGTTTTCTAGGGTGGGCACCAGCTGCGGCCTGATTGCGGCCAACGCCGCCGCGTCCATCGACGAGGGCGTCGTGTGGATGGGCCAGCGCTCATTCTTTGTTTACTCTGGCGGGGCTGTGCAGGATCTATCATGCGACGTGGCTGACTATGTGTTTAGCGACATGAACAACGACCAGAAGTCTAAGGTACACGCCGTCGTGAACAGCCGCTTCAACGAGATCTGGTGGTTCTACCCCAGCTCGAGCAGCACGGAATGCGACCGATACGTTGCTTTTGATTATGCAGAGAAGATTTGGACAACCGGATCAATCGATCGCACGGCCGGCGTAGACCGTGGCGTCTTCCGCCAGCCGTTCTGGATTGCCGCCGACGGCACTCTGTACGAGCAGGAAATCGGCTTCAACTACGGAACTCAAACGCCATTCGCCGAGACCGGCCCGATCGCCATTGGCGTCGGCGAACAGGTTATGGCTGTGCGCGGAATGATCCCAGACGAAAAGACGCTGGGCGACGTGAACGCCACGTTTAAGACGCGGTTTTATCCGACGGACACCGAGCGCGCCTATGGGCCGTTTTCTATGGCCAACCCGACCAGTCTGCGGTTTACCGGGCGTCAAATCAGAATGCGTGTCACGGGTGACGCCGCGTCGGATTGGCGCGTTGGCATCATGCGACTGGACGCAGTGGCGGGCGGCCGCAGATGAGCCGGATGCTGCCACCCATTACTATGGACATAA